CAGTGGTACGCCGGGCTGGACTTGGCCAGCAGCTACGACATTTCGGCTCTCGTCCTCGTCAGCCAGGCCGACGACGGCACTTTTGACGTGCTGCCGTGGTTCTGGATCCCGGCTGCCAACGCAGCCGAGCGGACGCAACGCGACAAGGTGGACTATGTCGGCTGGATCCGCGACGGCCACATCCGCGCCACGGATGGCAACGTCACTGACTACGACGTCATTCGGCGCGATATCAACGAAATCACCAAAACGTACAACATCCGCCAGCTTGCCATCGACCGATGGAATGCCACGCAGCTTGCCACGCAACTGCAAGGAGACGGCATTGAGGTGGTAGGGTTTGGGCAGGGTTACGGCTCAATGTCGGCACCTTCCAAACAGTTGGAGGCGCTGGTGTTGGCCCAGCGCATCCGCCACGGCGGGCACCCCGTGCTGTCGTGGATGGCCGCGAACGTGGCAGTGCAGAGCGATCACCAGGGCAACATCAAGCCGAGCAAGGCCAAGAGCACCGAGCGAATTGACGGCATCGTGTCTCTCGTCATGGCCCTGGGGCTGCAATCGGTTGCAACGGCCAAGCCCGAACAGAGCTGGGATCTCATCGAGCTATGAGCACTGACACGATCAAGGGCGATGTGATCGCCAGCGGCCGCGAGTGGCGGATGATCGACCTCCGCGGCGCGGACTGGTCGAGCGAAACACGCACGACCGCCGGCATCCGAATTACGCCAGAAACGGCGCTCCAGTGCTCGGCGTTTCTGGCCTGCATCCGCGTGATTTCCGAGAGCGTGGCGGCGCTGCCATTGCACCTGTACGAGCGGGCCGCCGACGGCGGCAAGGTGCGGGCCGACGGGCTGCCGCTGTACCGGCTCCTGTACCAGCAGCCGAACCCGTGGCTGACGGCCCTTGAGTTCCGCGAGATGATGACGGCCCTGTACCTCATGTACGGGCAGTCGTTCGCGGAGATTCGCCCCGGTGCGGCCGGATCCGTCAACGAGCTTTGGCCGTTGCATCCGTCGCGGATGAAGGTGGAGCAGCTTGAGAACGGCCGGCTGCGATATCTCTACCGCGAGCCAAACGGCCGGCAGACCGCCTACCGCCAGGAGCAGATTTTCCACCTGCGTTTCCTGTCGCTGGACGGGATCAATGGCGTTCCGCCGACGAACCTTTCGCGGGATGCGATTGGCCTGGCCCGCGCCCTTGAGCAGCACGGCAGCAGCTTCTTCGGCAACGGTGCCCGCCCCGGCATCATCCTAGAGTCGGACAACCCGATTCCTGGCGAAGAGCGGGAGAAACTCCGCGATGCGTGGGAACGCATGCACCGTGGTGCTGACCGTGCTTTTCGTACCGCGATCCTCCCGCAAGGCGTGAAGGTCCGCGAGCTCACCGGCAGCAACGAGGCAGCCCAGTACCTCGAGACGCGGCAGTATCAGGTGATCGAGGTGTGCCGCACGTTCCGCGTACCGCCGCACATGATCCAGGATCTGACGCGCAGCACCTACAGCAACATCGAGGTGCAGGGGACTGAGTTTGTCCAGCACTGCCTGCTGCCGCACCTGAAGCGGTGGGAGGCGGCGATCTCCCGCGACCTCATCGCGGACGACGAGCGGTACTTTGCCGAGCACAACGTCGGCGGGCTCTTGCGTGGAGACTCCGCGGCACAATCGGCGTTCATTACGGCGATGCTGGACCGCGGCGTGTACGACATCGACGAGGCCCGCGCCTATCTGGGGATGCCGCCGTTGCCGGCCGGCGCCGGCAAACTGCGACTGGTGCCGCTCAACATGCAGTCGGTGGAGGCCGCGACGGCCGCGCCGCCAGAACCGGCCGCCCAGGCTCCGGTGGCTGTCGTCGAGGACGAGGACAGCCCAGCGGACGACGCCGAGGACCAGGCCGAGGGCCGCTCGCTCACGATCAGCATCGACTACGACCGCACCTTTTCGGCCGACCCGGCGTTGTGGGGTGCCTTCGCTAAGAACGCCGCGGCGAGCGGAAACACCGTCGTGATGGTCTCGCGCCGCCCCGAGGCCGACCGCCAGATCGTGGCCGACGCCTTGGGCGAATACGCGCCGGCGTTCTCGCAGGTGCTGCTCGTGGGTCCCGAGCGGCTCAAGGAGCAGGCGGCGCAGGAGGCCGGCATCACGGTCGATGTGTGGGTCGATGACTCGCCGCAGTTCATCAAAGGAGCGTAGCCATGGACATCGAGCGCCGCGACCTCGCCATCGAGGCTGACGACGATCTGGCGATCGAGACGCGCGCCGACGGCCGTGCCTCCATTGTCGGCTACGCCGCCGTCTACAACCGGCTCTCCCTCGACCTTGGCGGGTTCCGCGAAATGATCCTGCCGGGGGCGTTCGACCGGATCCTCGGCCGCGAGCGTGGCCGGCAGGACGTGGTAGCGCTGTTCAACCACGATTCCAACATCGTGTTGGGCCGTGCATCGTCCGGCACGCTTGAGCTGTCAAGCGACGACAAGGGGCTGCGGTACGTCGTAACGCCGCCAATGAGCAGGGCCGATGTCGTCGAGTTGATCCAGCGGCGCGACGTGAAAGGCTCGTCGTTCGCCTTCACCGTGGACCGTTCCGGCGACTCGTTCACGACCGACGAAAAGGGCGGTGCCGTTCGGCAGATCCGGGAGGTGAGCGGGTTGTATGACGTGGGGCCGGTACTCGTGCCCGCGTACCCCGCCACCTCCGCTTCTGTCGCCATGCGTTCGTATGAACGGTGGATGCAGGAACAAGCCGCAATCACGCGGGCTGCAGACAAGCTGGCCTCTGTTGTTCGCCGTTCGCGAATCGTGGACGAAGCCGCGGCGGCTGCCCTTCGCCTCCGGGTGTTACGTCATGGCTGACCGGCCGCGGTGCCGTTGCGGCGAACAACTGCGGACACGTTCCAGTCGCTCTATCGGCGCGGAGCAGTTGCGTTACATGCGGTGCCCAAAATGCGGCACTCGTGCCCGTGTTGTTGTGAAAACAACACATTCCGATTTCCGGCTCTGCAAGGGTGTACCACCTCGGTCGTAGCCTGCCTTCCATCGCACACGCGGCATACCGCCGCTGGCACTGGGAGACAGTCACATGCCCAAGGACGTGCTCGCCAAGCTCCAGGACGAGGCCGCCGATCTCGCCAACCGAATCGACGCCGTTCGGGCGATCGAGTCGGAAGACGCCGACAAGATCGCCGAGCGTGATCTTGAGCTGGAGACGCTGACCAAGCGTGCCGCCGACCTCGGCAAGAAGATCTCCTTCGAGCAGTCGGTGGCCGAGTCGTCCGCGAACCTGCGGGCGGTCGTGAACCGCTGCACCCCCACGCCCGAGGCCCGCGGCGTTCAGCCCGAAACCCGCATCGAGGCGGTGCCGTTCCGCGGCCGGCTGCGTGCGTTCCCGAACACGGTGGAGGGCCGCAAGGACGCCTTCACCATCGGCCAGTGGATCAAGGGTGCGTACGGCGGCGACGCCGAAGCCCGCCGGTGGTGCCACGACAACGGCATGGAATGCCGCACGATGGTCGAGGGCGTGAACAACTCCGCCGGCGTGGTCGTGCCCGACGTGTTCTCTGCGAACGTGATCCGCAACGTCGATGAGTACACGGTGTGGGCGTCGGCCATGCAGCAGGTGCCGATGTCGAGCGACAACGTGTCGTTCCCCAAGCGTACCGGTGGCGTCACTGCCAACTGGACTGGGGAAGCGGTGGAAATCGCCACCAGCGACCCGACGATGAACCTCGTGCAGTTGGTGGCTTCCAAGCTGACCGCCGGCACGAAGGTCAGCAACGAGCTGCTGGCCGATGCCGCGATCAACGTCGGGGATTTCCTCACGCTGGAGTTCGGCACCGCGATCGCCGCCAAGCTCGAGGCCGCCGCCGTGAAGGGCGACGGCACTAGCACCTACGGCGGCGTCTACGGACTGCAGAACAAGGTCGGCACCGCCTCGGTCCACACGACCACGGCTGGACACGACACGTGGGCGGAGCTCGTGGCGGCCGACTTCCTCGGTGCCATCGGCAAGCTCCCGCGGTATGCGATCCAAGGTGCCCGGTGGTACATCTCGCCGATCGGCTTCGCGTTGTCGATGCAGCGGCTGGATCTCGCCAGCGGCGGCCGCGTCAGTGTGGAAGGCGGGACGGGCCTCCAGTTCGCCGGCTACCCGGTCGAGCTCACCGACCAGGTGGTGACGACCGATTCGGACTTCACCGGGCAGATCATCGCCTACTTCGGGCGGCCCGATCTGGCCGGCATGTTCGGCCTGCGGTCGCAGCTCGCCACCCGCGTCTCGACGGAGCGGTACGTCGAGTACGACCTGACCCTCTTTACCGCGATTGCTCGCGGCACGATGGTCTGGCACTCGGTCGGCGATGCCAGCAACGCCGGCCCGATCGTGGCGATCAAGGGTGCCTGAGCCTGACCTCTGACCTACAGGAGATTCCCACGTGAACCATCTGGAAAACAGCAAGAGTCAGGCCAAGGTTTCGGCGAGCGTTGCCAGCACCGCCACGCACTCCGACACCATCGACTGCCTCGGGCACAAGTACCTGAGCCTTGATGTCGTCTTCGGTGCGGTGGTCGCCGCCGGCACCGCAAGCGTCGTGGCTCACGTGCTGAAGCTCGAGGAGTCGGACGACAACACGGCCTTCAGCAATATCAGCGGTTTCGTCGGTGGCACCGCCACCAGCTCGACGCAGTTCCTGATCCCGACGCCGGCGGCCGCCAACACCGGCACCGACGTGGTGATGCGGTTCGACCTCGACCTCCGCGGTCACAAGCGGTACGTCAAGGTCTCCGCTACCCCGATGACTGCCGCCAAGGCCGTCGTCACGCTGGCCCGGCTTGGCAAGGCGGAAGACGGCGTGGACAACGCCACCAAGAAGGGTGCCAACGGATTCGTCAGCGGCTGACGGTTGACACCACAGCGACAACAGAGACGGCGGGCAGGGGACTCCCCGCCCGCCGTTTTCTTTTGGAGGCTGCAAATGCTGGTGCGAGTGGGTGACACGCAGGTAGACGTTCGCGTTCACGCCGTGCTGTCGATGCCACGGCTGAACTTCACGGCCAACACGTTCGGCTGGTGGAAAGCTCTTGTGCCGCTGGGAATCACGCCGACGATGGGTACCGGGGCCTTCTGGTCACAAGTGAACAGCAACGTGATGGAAGGAGTCATCAACTCGCATGAGTTTATCCTGACGCTCGACTACGACTCGTTTGTGCTCAAAGAGGATGTCGAGCAGCTATTCGCTATGGCGATGGCGTTTCAGTGTGACGCACTGGCTCCGATCCAGGCGAAACGCGAGGACGGGCGGCCGATGTTCACGCTGCTCGACACGCTCGACAACCCGCCGGAAAGCGGATTCAC